AGGTATTCCAACGAAAGATTGCTCCAAAATATTACACCGATGCTAATGGTCTTATTACTGACAATAGTTTATTCATCCCTGGCGGTGCTGGGAATAATACCTTAACCTATGTCAGTAATAGAGAATGGGAAACTGAATTGAATGATAAACGATCTGCAATAAGAGCAATCCGTCCTGAATTAATTCAAGATTTTGCTTTAAAATTCAAAAGGTTGTTAAATGGGTCAGTCTAATATATCGGCTACATCGTATCAATTTAAGAAGATAGAACTTACCAACCATGCCGGTATTACCTGGGATATAGGCGACTTGATTCAGAGCGTGGAAATTGTGGAAAGTGTATACACATCGACGCTAACGTATGAATTCTCTATAGTTGATGCCGCGGATTTTTTCAATCTAGTTAAGATATCTGGAAACGAAAAGATCAATTTTGTATTGGCAAAACATAATGGAGAAGAACTTGAGATTTTCGAAAAGGAGTGCTATGTCGTTGATATACCATTGTATTCTCGCCAAGGTAACAATACTCAGATATATAAATTATCATGCATATCAAAACATGGATATCTCGCAAGTATAGTAAGAGTATCAAAAAAGATAAACGGATCTGTTGTAAGTATTATTAAAAATCTAATAGAAGGAGATTTAGATACGCCGGTCGCAAACGTCAGTTTAACGTCTGCCGGTAATATCAAGGGTATTATTCCTAACATGAACATAAACGAAGCAATCGACACATTGCTTGAGCGTGCATACGATGAATTGGGCTATAAGTTTTTTGTTTATGAAACATTGTTTGATGGCATTAGAATAGAATCATTTAAACCGATGCTTGAACGAAAGGTACGAGGCGTGTATAAAAAGAACGCACTTAAAAACAAAGAAGCAAGTAATGACAATGCTGGTGACCCACATGCTGCCGCAGGGTTTAATGAAGACAAATATAATATTATTGACTTGTCGTCCGAATTGGGATTCTCTAAGTTGGCAGCACAGAATAATGGTGTGTATTCGTCCAATACTCTTGAAGTCGATACATCGAAGAAAACTTATAAAAATCACTTATTCAAATACAACAACAAAAACATTATCAATACCCAGTCTCTTTATTCCTCGGGTATAAAGTTCAAGAATCTCGAACTCTCGGAGTTTGGTGATACATATTTTAGTATTATCAACAAGAGCTCATTATTGTTTGATAATGAACAAAATTATAATTCAACCATAGCTCCTATGTTTGGTATAACCAATTCAATAGAGGAGAATATACAGGCAATGGTTCATAGCATGACCGTCCCTGGCAATCCCGAGCTAAGTAGCGGTTCTATTGTTGATATTCTATTACCGAAACCTATCGACCCCGCGCTCGATGATCTAAGCGCTATTGATGCCGAACATAACATTGATCGGTTTATGTCAGGTAAATACTTGGTAATAAACAACGTTCATTCTTTCGAAAAGGGCGTGTATAAATGTATAGTAAGAATAGTTAGAGACAGTACAGACGTAAGTTTAAATGAAAATGTACCGAGTAAAACATAATGAATAATTTTATGTGGTTTTCAGGTGTAATTGAAGACATACAAGACCCGAGCATGTTAAATAGAGTTCGTGCAAGGTGTTTTGGTTTTCACACCGACGACAAAACATTAATACCCACCAAGGATTTACCATGGGCAACTGTTATGATGCCCTGTACCTCGTCTGGAATGTCCGGCCTTGGAGCATCCCCTCATGGATTATATGCAGGTAGTTGGGTGTTTGGGTTTTTCAAAGATGGAGATTCGCACCAAGACCCAGTTATTATAGGAACAATGATGGCGTTACAGGGCGGAATGCCCGACACATCGAAAGGATTCTCGGATGTGACAGGTAATTATCCCAAGAGCGATTATTTAAATAGAAGTGACGTTAATAAACTTGCTACCGGCACGGATACAATATCATACACACCCGATTCTATAATAAATGAGCCCGCTTCACCCTATGCTGCTGTATATCCAAACAATAAAGTAATTGAGAGTCCTGCAGGCCATATCATAGAAATGGATGATACTCCTAGTGCTGAACGTATAAGAATAAAGCACAAAAGCGGCACACTCGTTGAAATACACCCCAACGGAGATATGGTCACCCGAAATGGAAACAAATGGTCTGTAACCACGGGCAATGACAAGGTGCATATCACGGGTGCAATGCAAGTCAATATTGATTCTGATGCTAACATAACTGTCGGGGGAAGTACTATATTAACGTGTGCCTCCACCACGATTACAGGCAACTTGAGTGTTGGTGGAAGCATCATTGCAGGTACATCGATCACGGCAGGTACTGCAATCTCCGCTGGGTCAACCATATCTGCTGTAGGTGGTATAACAGGAGCAACTATAGATTCATCTAATGTCTCTCTTGACACCCATTCACATGAATAAAACAAATACTGATATTCTTTCATAGATAGGGTATAAATAAACATATGTCTACAGAAATATTAAGCGACAAGAGTATACTCGGCGAAAAATCCCGTATCGTATCACGATCAAAGGGTTATTCCGATCTAGACTTAAGTCTGAAACAGAATCCGGCCCATGGTGATATACTCCCATTGTTGGATTTAGACGCGGTTAAACAATCAGTAAAGAATTTGATATTAACCTCAAAGCAAGAACGATTGTTTCAGCCATGGTTAGGTTCGGGTGTTCGTGATCTCTTATTTGAACCTGCAGACAACGTAACTATAGGTTCTATAAAACAAGAAATGATGAGAGTACTCACAAAATACGAACCTCGAGTAAGCGTTAACTATATACAGATAACAAATCAAGAAGAAAATAATTCACTGTTTGTTTCTCTCAATTTCTCAGTTGTTAACCTAGAAGAAGACGTTAGCATAGACTTTTATTTGGACAGGGTAAGATAAATGGCAACACAATTAAACGCCACAGAATTAGATTTTGACAAGATACGCACCAACTTAAAATCGTATCTAGAGAGTCAATCAAAGTTTAACGACTATAACTTTGATGGTTCGGGCATGAGTATCTTTTTAGATCTACTTGCTTATAATACACACTACAACGCATTGAATGCTCACTTCACGGTTAACGAAGCATTCCTTGATTCTGCACAGATTCGGGGCAATGTGGTATCTCATGGTAAACTATTGGGATATATTCCTAGGTCAACCCTGGGCGCTACTGCTGTTGTTGACATAAGTGTTCCTACCCCGATTGGCGCACCACCAACTACCTTAACTTTGTCTCGCGGCTCTGCTTTATCCTCAATAATTGACGGTGTTGAATATCCATTCATTGTCACGGATTCTAAAACAGTAACTCTATCTTCTACAAATACATTCACCTTCAGCGATGTTGTGATAAAACAGGGTGTATTTAAAACCGTTAAGGACCGTGTTGATAATAGCACAAGCAATCAAAGATTCGATATTCCAGATAATAACATCGACACTACCACAATGATAGTTCGAGTACGAGAAAATCAAGAAGCGGAAAGTTATAAGATATACAAACAGTTTACGTCATTTGTAAGTCCAGACGGAAATTCTAACATATTCTTTCTACAAGAAAACAATAGTGGTTATTACGAAATCTATTTTGGTGACGGTATTATCGGTAATAAATTGGTGTCGAATAATATCGTAGAAATTGAATATATACACTCCTCTGGTGTAGCAGGAAATGGCGCTGGCAAAGACGCAACCGCACCCTATACCTTCACATCAAATATCGAAGGTAACACAAATGTAGTAGTGACCACTTCTACGGTAGGCGCTTTATCTATTGGCGGTGACGATAGGGAAGATTTGGATTCGATTAGATTCAACGCACCTTTGACTTTCATTACACAGAATCGTGCTGTAACTGCAGACGATTATCGTGCAATTCTTGTTAAGGAATATGGCGACATTGAAGCTATATCAACCTGGGGCGGTGAAAATAGTGATCCTCCAGATTATGGCAAAGTCTACATATCAATCAAACCAAAGTCAGGCAGTTTCTTATCTGCCCAGGCAAAGCTCGATGTTACCTCGATATTGAAGGGTAAGAATGTTGTATCAATAACTCCTGTATTTCTCGACCCTGAATATACCTACATATCACTTGAAGTATTCTTTAAGTATAATCCCAATCTGACGGACAGAACACAAGCAGAATTGCAGGCCTTGGCTATACAAAAGATAACTGAATATAATCTCACAGAGTTAAGACGTTTTGATGGCGTGCTAAGACACTCCAAACTTCTCAATAACATTGACACAAGTGATAGCGGCATATTGAATTCTAATGTTCGCGTATTTATGTACAAAAATGTTACTCCAAATGCTGGTGTTACCAATTCTATTACGTTGAATTATTCCGCTCCTACTTATGTTTCTGATTCGGCCGAACAAACTTTGTCGTCAAGTGCCTTTCTAATAGATGGTGTCAATCATTATTTTGGAGACAAGCCGATTACCGATTCCACAAGCCGAACAGTATACGTCTACAAATTGGGTGGAAGCAACGAGAAAATCACGGTTATAGCAGAGGCGGGTAACATGAACCCTGTAACTGGAGTGGTGTTATTAAGTAATTTTACTCCAGACAATGCAACCGTAATTAAAGTAACAGTAACTCCTAACTCGTATGATATTGCGCCAAAACGCAATCAACTAATTGAAATTGATTTATTGAGTGTTTCAGTTAACGGCGAAGTAGATACAATTGCGACTGCTGGTTCTGCCGGTGCCATTAATTACGAGACAACTTCGAGACATTAATAATGAGTGTAATCGAAACAGTAGCTTCTGCTAGACGTAAAACCAAGGAAAGTGTTCGTATAGAAGGAATGATTCCATTAGAGTTGAGAGAAGACTCTGCATTGCTGATAACAATGATGGATGCATATTACGATTTCATGAATCTGTTTGGCCATTCGTATAATCTTGCGGCACAGACTTATTATGCAACAGTTGTTAATAACCATGTCATATTTAAAGCAGACGCCAACGATTACTTCTATAGCACAAACAATACATTTACTTTATATGATAATAATGGTGTTGAAATATCAATGCCAGCTACAAATTACGTTGGCGGTACGGATGATTTACCCGATGCCTTAACAACGCCTTTAGTAACATATGGTGTTCTGTTTAATATTAACCACGACGATCTTATTGGATACGAATTAAAACAATTGAAGCTAGTTACCAATGTTATTAGATACGTTGGTGACAATCCCACCCACGCAATTGATACCCTACTTGAAGAACGAGATATTGATACTATTCAAAATTCTTATCTTAAGTTTATTCAAAAAGAAATTGCAGCAACTATACCTCGCGAACTTCAAACAGATAAGAAGTTGTTATATAAGAATATAACTCAATTCTATAGAGAACGTGGTTCTGAGGAATCAATCGCGGTGTTCTTCAAGATTCTTATTGGAGACAACGTAGAAATTAAGTATCCCGCCAACGATATGCTTATACCATCCGACGGCCGCTGGGACCAAGATGCATCTTCGTATAAAGAAACGTTTAATGCCGAGGGTGTTGTAGATGGGTCGGAGTTTACCTCGGGTAAATTCATCGACAATAGTGGATTCTTGTCTGATTATAAGAAACTTCAAGATTCTTTCTTTTATCAGAAGTTTTCATATCTAATCCGGACAGGTACTAACGTATCGTACTGGGAAAATGCATTCAACAAATTGATTCACCCTGCAGGATTTAAGTTCTTTGGTGAGATATTAATACTGATATATCTTCAACAACGAAACTCTATGATGCCACTACTTCAGCCTGGATTGATAGGGGCGGAAGATTTAGTACATAAAATTCACAAGTTTATAAGTTTAAGCAATGCGAATTTTGCGATACAAATACATAGATCGGCACAGGTGGGCACGACTATTCTTTCTGGTACTAATGTATCATATATTGAAATAGAAGATCTAGGATTAGGTTATACAGTTGCACCAATAATAGCAGTTACGGGTGATGGAACAGGTGCAGCAGCAGTTGTCACACTCAACAGTAGAGGTCAGATTATACCCTCGGGTGTTACAGCGGCAGGTGTTGCATATATTAGTATGGCAACGGCTGGTGCTGGTTACACAACCACGAACACCACAACTTCTATAACTACAAATGCTCTGACAGGCCAGATAAAATCAGTAGACGTTTCTTCGGGTTATAAATATCCAAGTAATGTAACACCTACTATAACATTTTCTCCTTCTGGTATTACTGGTGCAACTCTTGCAACAGGTAATGCAGTTTTAGACTCATCCCGTCGACTATCTGGTATAAATATTACAAACGGGGGAAGTGGTTATACAAGGGTTCTTGACCCAATTATAACTATAACTGGTAGGGTAGACAGGGTCGCCGAATTCTTTTTTGAACTAGAGTTAGAGATCAAAAATAGTAGAAGTTACAAAGAGAGAAGAAGTGAAAATTGGGTTGATTTGTTGCACTTTTACGATACAACCGCTCTTCATGCTTACGAAGATTTGACCTTTGAAGAATTAGAAACTAACGAAGATACTGTAATAAAATCGAATGTTAGTACGGAATTGTTTAGTTATGATTCGGGAACTAATGCATTTTTTGGACACACATACGACGGCACATTGTTGTCAGACATAGAACTTAAATTAACTAATGAATT